CTTCGCTCAAGACATTGCTCACGTGACGGAGCGTAATCCCCCGTCAGGTTCAATGTCCTGGATCAGCTATCTCATTGGCCGGTTTTCAGGTGGCCACCAATGGCCGGTTTTGGGTGGCCACCGAGGGCTGGCACTGGATCGCGCCGCTGAGATCCAACTGCCGCCGGTGCGGCGTGCCGTGCGGAATCGTTTAGCGGAACGCCATCGGTCCGAGCCAGTGATTCCCGACAACCGTCCAGTGCGCGGACCACTTTCGAGAATCACCCCACTGGAGATTGTGCAAGTGCGCCGCACACCGGAAGAACCGTTGTTCAACAGTCTGATGGAGTAGTATCACTACCTGGGCTACGAGCAACCGGTGGGCGAGCACTTAAAGTATCTGGTGAGGGCACGTGGCCAAGCGATCGCCTGTCTGGCCTGGTCCAGCGCACCGCGCCAGATCGGCTGCCGGGACCGATTCATCGGCTGGAGCGCAGAAGCGCGGCGGCGCAATGTTCATCTGCTGGCGTACAACACGCGCTTTCTGATTTTGCCGTGAGTGCGCGTGGATCATCTGGCCTCGCACATTCTGGGTCGGATGGCGAAGCAGGTGGGGCGAGATTGGCAAACCTTGTACGCACATCCTGTTTATTGGCTGGAAACCTTCATCGATCCGGCGCGCTTCCAGGGCACCTGTTATCGCGCGGCCAACTGGATCGTTCTAGGTACTCTGCCGCATTCGCGAGCGATGTATACCTGTTTCCGCGTCGCAGATGATAACGAATCATCAGCTCTGCTATTCCCTTAAGCTGATACAAGTAAATCTCCATGTTCGAGCGAACCTCGGCCGCGTGCACCAGCCGATTGCGAACGTCACGAAGATGCTCGAGCAGCAGACGGACGAAGCGGCGGTCCTTATCGCCGAACAAAAAGGCGACCCGCCTGATCAGTCGGTCATACTCACCAACGCTATCAGTGACGTATTCTAAAACGCTCCAGATGCCGCCAAAAGAACCGCCATGGTCGCGACTGTCCAGCGCGCGAACGTACCGAACGAAGGCCGTTTCGAGTTCGTTTCGATACTTGATCGCTCGGAGCCTTGAAAGTAGCCCTAACCCTCTTTTCTGAACTGTGGACCATTTCTGGTCAGCGTCGTGAACTTGGTGATCCGTGAGCCCCTGGGGTTCGTACCAGAAGACATCCTTTATGAGCAATCCATCCGGACGATGCAGGGTGTGTAAAGGCCCGGGGAGAATCACATTCACCGGTCTGGGCGGGCCAATTCGAAATAAAACGAAGTTTCGGAATTGCATGGTGTAGCACCACAACCCGCGCAAGAGGTCGATGCTCTCTTTCGAGTCCTCGAATGCGGCAATTGGTGTGCGGGCGGAAACTCTTGCCAGCACCTGGACCATGCTGGGAGGCACCGCGGGAACGAGTCCCGCTATCTGCTCTCCGATTTCGGTGCGATTAAACTTCGTTGGCAAAGATTTGTGGAACGAGACCTCGACTCCATTGATGCGAATCCTTGTGCGGCCATAGTAATTTCGAATGCCCATGGCAGATGCGAGAACATAGGCCTGCAAAGGTCTCTGAAGATATCCCACTTCGCAGCGCTTCAGGTGATCTTCGAGAAGTTTTGCGTCGGGCTTCGCTTCTCGACCAGTTGCAAATAGTGCATCTCGGATCAGTCCGCGACGATCGGCTTGCGGGATGACGGGCTGGAAGTCGATCGCTGATTCCAACACCGAAGTGATCAATTCAAATTCGGACGCTGCAAAACCGATTTTTCCGTCTGAGGACGCAGTTCTTGCTGCCGCGAGCCGAGTGATCAGTTCATTCAGTTCATTCTTGTACTTAACGAGTACTTGCATTGCATTTGTATTCGGCGCGCCGGCGTCACCGCGAAATAGATGGCTATATCAATTACAGTCCGCGCCTGAAATCGCGATCTTCTCCGCCACTTCGGGCGCAGCAATGAATGCCGGAAAAAGCACGGACTTAGCGCTTGGGCGAACGCTTGGGTCCGCGGCTTTTCTGCGCCTGCCGCAGCACCTCGCCTGCTAGACTTCTCGTCACTTTGTTCTTCGAATGCATCGCCTTTCCGGCTTCGCTCTTCACTCGTTTCGATTCTTTCGCCATGGTCGTTTTTCCTTTCTAAACATGGAGGACCGAAATTGTTCTACAGTATTTTATCACGGGCGTCAAAAAAGGCCCATCTTCCTTCTGCTCCTCTCCCAGAAGATGGCGCGATGCCCGATTGAGCGTCAGGTTAGATAATCTGAGGGCTTCGATTGGCTTAGGACTTTTTGGCGAGTGTTTAGATCATGCTGCAGCGATCGAATTCCTGGTCGCGCGGGATATTCGATTCCCGGCGAGTCTCGATGCAATGAGGGCCAAAGGGATATCCGAAGGCGCGGGGTTGCCGCCGGTACCGTCCGTGCCCGGCTAGTGGTACTTGCAGCCAAGTACCGGGCAATGCCATTTGGAACCGCGAGGTCTAGCCGGATGCCGGTCATTGTCGCAAGGCCGATGCTTGTGCCAGAGGCGACATTCCAGTAAAAAGGCTTGCCGTTTGGACGTCGTGTCATAGATCAAGCTTGTGTTGTCGTAGCGGGCTGCGTATCGAGATTTGCTGTGACGCTTATCTACATCGGTATCCGCTCGGCCGACGTAGGCTCGACGGCCGTTTCGGAAGAGCATGTAAACGCCTGAAGCCATAATACGGCGATTGTATCACGGGCTTAGAGACGGGCCAGGAACCTGCCGATAATTCCGGGACTCCTCTACGGATCGCACGCGACAGGCCGGAACTTTCTTTGTGTTGCGTTACGCGTGCTGCCCCGTGCTGCCCCATGGCCTGTAACTCTATGAAAACATGGTAGCGCTAACGGGAATCGAACCCGCTAAAGGCCGTCCGGGTCTTTCCGCGTTTGCCCTAAGTCTTGCGTTTTCATAGGTGTTTGTCCTGGCGCGATCCGCAGAGTGCCGCCACGGGGGGCCGACGTCATGGGGCGGTCATGGGGCGGCGCCTCAAAACACGAGCGCGCCGAACCGCCGAAAAACCGCGCCCATTTGGCCGGGACGGCCGCCTGGTCAGGGGTGCGGCGGGTTTGCGCCACGGGGCCGCCAGGGCGCGCCGGATGAGGCCGTGCGGACGGTGGTGGCCACCCGCACCACGCGTGCCCCCAAACGCAGAAAGGCCGCCCGTTTCCAGGCGGCCTTCGACATCGATCATAGTTACTCCGAAAGCCTATTGAATCGGCCCCTTGGGCTGGCTTGCCCGCGCGTCCTCGCCGCCAGTGGACATTGCCTCGATCACCAACTCGGCGACCTCCAACCAGAATTTCCCGACGGGTTGGTCGGCGTACTTCTTGCGGGTGTAATCCATCCCGGCACCGTGCGCGTAAGCCACGTAGGCGGCGGACAGGTATCGCGCGACATCCAGAATTTCCTTTGGACTGCGGTTTGCCATATCGATCCTCAGTTTACCTTGGTCGCCTTCACGGCTTCGCGGGCAGACTGCATGACCTTGCCGAATATCTCGGCCGCCTCCTCGTCCTTGCCACGGAGCGCATGGCTGTAGATGTCCGCTGTCGTGCTCACCGACGAGTGGCCCATACGCTCCGAGACGGTGGTGAGGGCCACGCCCTTTTCGAGCAGGATGCTCGCGTGGCTGTGGCGCACGGTGTGCAACGACGATCCCTTGGGCAGGCCCAACCGCCGGCAGATCCGCGACACCGTCGCGGAAATCGAATCCGGCTTCAATTCCGTGCCGTCTGGGTTGGCGAAGATCAGGTCCAGGTCGGCGCGGTAGTCCGGGCCGAACTGCCGGCGGAACTTATCCTGGCGCAGTCGGTGCGCTTCGAGGACCCCGGCCGTTCCCGGCGGCAGTGCGATGTCGCGAGGCTCCTCCGTCTTTGTGGTCTTATAAACCAGCCCGTCCCTCGTCTGACAAAGGGAACGATCCACGAAGACCTTGTTGTTGCGGATGTCCGACCAGCGCAGTGCCAGCACCTCGCCGCGGCGGCATCCGGTGGCCACGCACATCTCCAGGAACGTCTGGAGGCACCAGGGGCCCAACGAGCAAGCCGTCAGCAGATCCTGTTCAGCCGGAAGCAACGCCAGCCCGGCACGCTTCTTCAGCCTGGGGAGGTCGCTGTGAGTTACCGGATTCACGGTGGCCAGCCCCCACTTGATCGCGCGCAGATATGCGGACGATACCAGGCCGGCGATGTTGCGCACCGTCTTGGGCTTCATCGGGCGGGCCTCCTTGGTCCTGCGGGTATGGCCACCCGACTTCAGCAACCGCGCCCACTCGCGGCTGCAATGGAGCGGGGTAATCTCGGTCATGTTCATCGCGAGCAGTTCCGGCGCGAGGTACGCTGCCATCTCGTGATATCGCTCTACGGTTTTCGGTGCCAGGTTCTCCTCGGCGTACTGTTTCATGAACTCCGCCAGGAGCATCGCCAATGTCGTCGGCAGCGCCGCGGCCACCCCACCGGCGGCGGCCCTGCGCGTTTGCTCCTCGGCGCGACGCGTCGCCTCGGCGGCCATCGCCTCCTGTTTGGTAGCAAATCCCATTTGCTGGATCAGTTTCTGATCCTTGCGGGTGGCGCCCAGCGTGAACTGATATCGCCACACCACTCGCCCTGAATCATATTTGTATTTGGAGACTGGCATTACAACCTCAGTGAATGTTGCCTCTGTGTTGGCTGAGAAGTCCAGGCGCGCCAGAGACCGATCCGCACGTCTTCTCCCACTGCTCGAAGGCGTACCGGGTGATGATCCACTTCCGTTCCAGCCGGACCGCCGGAATGATGCCCCGTTCCAACATCTGATACACCGCGTCCCGGCCAATCGAGAGCCGCGCCGCAATTTCCGGAATCGTCATTCGACCGCTCATATCGTCACCGCCATGCCGCTTGCGCGCTGGCAAATATAGAGCGTTTCCCGCGCCCGCGTCACCCCCACATAGAAGACCCGGATCACGGAGTCGTGCGGCACGCCGGCGCGGTTATATTGGGAATCCCCGGCCTGGCTGAGATCCGGGAAGAGATAGACCACGTCGGCTTGCCCACCCTTAACGGAGTGGATGGTTCCGACGACCACTTGGGGCGGGTCCATGAGCGCGCGCGGCCCGTGCGCGGCGGCAACGTCCGCCGGAAACTGGACACGACCGCGAATGTCGGCGGTCACCAACCGGCACCACCAGTCGAGCAGGGCGCGGTAGTCGCCGTCCCAAGCATCCATGAGTGATGCGAGCGCGCCCGTCTCGAAGATCTCGTCCAGCCGCTCCATGGTCGCGGTCTGCGCCGGATCGTATTGCTGGAGCTTCTTCTTCATTCCGTGCTTCAGAATCCCCTTCGCCGCCATGCTCTCTGCCCATAGCGCGACGTCGCCATGGGTCCACGGACGGTGGCCCTCGCCGAAATCGCGGTGCGCCACCAGCAACGCCAGGATGCGGCTGGCGCTCGATCTTTTCTTGCCGATCCGCAGCGGGTTCCAGAAGCCGTTGGACTTCCGGTATGGATTGTGGAAAGGGATGCCGCGCTTCCGGAGCGCCGCCACCACCGGCTGCAGCATGTACGAGCAGGCTGCCAGGAACATCACTGACTTGCCCTGCCGCAGATGCTCTTCGGCGCTCTTAAGGATGAAGTACTCGGTGGACTTGTAGGTCCCGGTCGAGAGCCGCTGGACCGCGCCATCCTCCGGCCGCGCCAGGTAAATCTTTTCCTGACGCCGCGTAACCTGCCGGATCAGTTTGTCCGCGACGGCATGCACGGCGCGCGGCACGCGAAACGACTGCTTCAAAATGATCTTGTGGTCCTCCGGAATGTCCGGGTCGAGAATGGCGTCCGGGGAAGCGCCCGTGAATGAAAAAATGGTCTGGTCGTCATCGCCGGCGAGGATAAAATAATTCGCACGCTCTCCCCATTTCCGGATGAGCGTCAACTGCATCCGGTTGAGATCCTGCGCCTCGTCCGCGAAGATCACTGCGGGGTCCCTGGGCGCGATGGCCACATCGAGGAGGCACCGCTCGATCAGATCCGTGAAGTCCAGGAGGTTCAGCGCCTGCTTGTACCCCGTCCACTTCTCCTCGAACTGGCGTAGCGTGAGCGGCCATCCTTTCTGCGGGATCATCAGCCCCCGAAAGCGGCTCAACTGTTGCAGGATCTCGTCGCCGTCCTTGGCCAGTTCGGTGCCGTCTTCGGAGCTGGACTCCTCGCCGTCGAGTTTGCTCTGCTTCTTGGCGGGCGTGAGCGCCAGGCGCGGGTTTTCGCGGTTCCAGTCCTCGACGCACGATTCCGCAATCACCGGCGCGCCCAGGGCGTGGTAGCAATGTGAGTGCAGCGTGCCGACCCTGTCCGCGTCGATGGGTAAATCACGGCCGGTCAGTTCCGCGGCGGCGGTGCGGGAGAAGGACGTGACCAGGACCGATCCCGCACCATACCGCTCGGCAGCGCGCCGGATCTGGCGCGAGAGGTTAGTCGTCTTGCCCGTCCCAGGTGGGCCGAAGATGCGGTACTCCGATGTGACGCTGTGGTCCCTCTCGCCGATTTGCTCAAGGGTGCCGGAAGCCTGCTCATTAGGCACTGGGTTCCTCCTTGTTCGGCGAGTACTCGGCGGGATCAAACTGATCCACCGGTAAAATCCATCTGCTCTGCTCCTTAAACTTCGGGCCACGGACCCGGATGCTCTTGCCGCCGAGCACCCCAAGCATCGACGCGACCGCCTTGATGGACAGGTTTTGGAAGGTGGTCTTGTTGATGTACATCTGCAAGTCGCTGGCGCAGATCGCGACTTTGCCGTCCAGCACGATTGGCTTCCGCTGGTTCTGGACCTGTTGCCCTTCGAGCGTTTCAATGAAGCCGGTCTCAGCGAGGTAGTGCGCCAGGTACATCCGCGCCGCGCCCTCCCACTCGATCTCTTCGCCGCCCTGCTCGACGATGCAGGCATTCAGCATGACCTGCGCCAGTTGCTCCCAAACCTTGGGCTTGAGTTTGCGGATCAACTTCCCGATCGATCCCGCAATGGCAAGCCGCACGGAATCCTGCGAGATGAGCTTGCCGACGTTGGGGAACTCGATCTTTCCTTCCTCCAATGCCATGTGGAAGGTGGGTTCCTTGCCCGTGAACTTCACGATGCGGCAGACCCGGACGCCCAGAATTTCGGAGATACGCTGGCATAGCAACGCCCTCGTGGTCGCCGGGTCGGGAGTGGCACCATTCCTCGCACCTGGCTCCTGCGGTGCGCCCTGCGCGCCCGTGGGCGCGAGGTTGCCGGTCGTGGCGCCGGTTGCTGGTGCGTCGGGAAGAGCTGCGGGCGTGTTCACGCCGGGGCTGCGCCGGGCCGCCGTGGCGATGGTCCGCTGGAAGTAGTCCAAGCGCGTCCTGGGCTTCTGCCCGAACTGGCTTCGGTGGTGAATGATCAGGTCCACGATCTGCTGCTCATTCAGGCCGGCCTCGATCCCAAAATGTGCGAGTGCCAGGTCGTATCCCGACTGGCTCTGGTCCTTCAGGTCGTGGCGCTGCCGCAGCCAGGTGTTCTTGAACCGCATGTCCGCAGCCATCCAGCCGTCAAGCATTTCCTGCGGGATGCGCGCGTCGGTATTGATCAGGAGAGGCTTGTCCGCGAAGCGTTCGGCCCACTCCCGTGCCGCGTTCTCTTGTGCTTGCGCGTCGGGGATCGCGTCGTCGTCGAGGTACTGTGTGAAATCTGAGATGTTGTATCGCTGTTCGCCGAAGGAGTGGACCACGACATCTTTCGGGTTGGCGGGGTCCTTAAGATTCCGGGTCCCCGGTATCCTTAATATCCGGGCTAGGTCGGAGAGGCGGTCGTAGGCCCACCCGCGCGACGAGGCATTCAGGCACAACAGCGTGTGCCACCTGGCCACCTGGCTGGCGATGGCCTGGCGATCATCATCGTCCTCGAAGATGTATGGTTCTTTGAACAGCCACCAGGCGTGCGCGCCGTTGCCGGTGAGAATTACGATGGTGGGCGGCATCGATGCCGGGATGATGGAGAGCGCGTCCTCAACGGTGGCGGGGAGCGCCTTCTTGCTGTGCGCGTCCGACCGCAGATCGAGATCTGCCCAAAACCCGGCGATGCCCGCGATCTCCGCTGACACGCAGCGCCGCGCGGGGCCATGGTCCGCCATGGACAGTCCGACGCCCACGTAGACGTCCAGCCCGCGCGACTTCAGAACGAACTCCGCGGCTGCGGCGATGTCCCGGTACCAGTGCGACTGCTTGTCGGGGTGCGTCCACAGCAGGACGTAAAATTCCTCTGGCTTGAACTGCCATAGGAGGTTGAGGAAGTCGAGTGGCGTCATGCGGTTAACTCCTGGAAGGGCCGGCGTCGGTGAGGTGTTCAGGTTTAGCAGGCGGCTCGTCGCGCCGAATGGGTGCGGTTGCCAGCCACGTGTCGTAGGCTACGAACCGCGCCCCGTTCCAGACGGTCAGCGTCGCGTCGTCCATCGGCGCATCGGGAGGGACCTGCTCCAACAGCGACGGCTGGCATTCCGGCGCGGCAATGCGGGCCTCCTGCTGCGCACGCAGGCGGCGCAAGGCGTCGCTGCCATAGATGGCACTCATCTCACGACCGCGCCTCCTGTTCCGAATCCATGGAAGTGATATCGAGGATCGCGAACGCGTCTTCCACGCTGCGGGCGATTCCTACCAGGGCACCGGCGTCACGCCACTCCTGAATCCTTTGCGTCTGGAGTTCGGTCGGCATGGACGCCGGATCGTCCGGGCGCTTAACCTCGATTTCGAAGTGGCGCCCGCCGATGCTGCCGTACAAATCCGGATCGCCCGCCACACCCATCGCCGTACCGTGGCGCTTCCGTACAGCCACACCGGGATGCTCCTTCAGCGCCTTCACGATCCGCCCGACGACGTACTTCTCCAGAACCGGCTGTTTCCTCATTCCGCGGCGGCATCGGCAGCCGTCGTCTGCACACGACCCGCGAACTGGCCGCACATTCGGTGGAACTCCACGGCGCGCTGCTGCTCGTCCTGAGATAGGCGACGCAGGAACTTCAGGCTCGCTCTGCCGTACGGCTTGCCGGCTGCATTCTGCGCCTTCTCCAGTTCGATGGCAACGAGCGCACCGTAATACGGGATGCCCTGCGTGGTGAGCTTCACCAGGAACTGGCGCGCAGCCTTCACGCTGGTGGGGGGCAGAGAGACGACCTCGGGGAACATCGATTCGCCGCGCAGGAAGAACAACTGCTTCACCTGCTTGCAGGCCTGCCCCGAACCTTCCTGCGCCGATTCCCACTTGGCCAGCGGACAAGACTTGCACTCGCCGCCAGGCTTGCCGTTGCCCGTGATGCCGTCCGTAGAGGAGCAGTCGGGCGGCACGTTCCCGGCGTCTTTGGAGGCGTAGTACACCCGTGCGTCGCGTGCGAAGACGATAACGCCCTCGATCTTGGGTGTGGTTTCGTCGCCCTCCAGGCTGGGGATGAGCCAGAGCGCCGCTCCGCTCATCACTTTGATTCTGGGCAGGTCGAACTCCGAGACCGTGCCGCTGGCGATGTTGATGGCGAAGGCCTCCTGGACCGCCGCCGCCTCATCGGGCGGAATAGAAAGCGCCTTGGGCGCCGTGACTTTAACAAGTTCTTGTGACAATGGATTCTCCTTTTTTTCAAACTTTCCGGGTACTGAGTTTGTGAACGAACGAGAGCTTGAGCGTCTTCCCGAGAGGTTCGGGAAGCGCCGCGCGCACGTCCTCGGCGTCGTACATGTGTTCTTCCTTCGCGAATCGCGCGGCCACCTCGCGGGCCACCTCGCGAACATAGGCACTGAGCGAGTTGCTGTTGTAGTTCTCCGCGACGTACTGGCCCAACTCGGACAGCTTGAGCGCGTGGGCCACCTCCTCGCGGTCGTTGATCGGGCTGGCGTAAATTTCCTGCACCAGCCAGATCGTGAGGCCGTCGACGCGGACACTGGGCTCCCCGCCCAACTCGATGAACTGCGGGATCAACGCCTGTTCGAGATCATCGATTTGCTGTTTTACTTGCTTAAGTTCGGCGTCCAGTTCGCGCTTCCGCTTCTCCAGACGCACGAATCCCTTTAGCTGCTCCTGGTTCATTGCGTTCGTGCTCCTCGGGCTGCTGGTTTAGTCCGTGATTTCAGCGAGGATCGACTCGATGACCTCCGCGCGCTTTTCGAGCGCGCGCATGATCCTGACATCCACGGTGTTCCTCGCAACCAAGTGGATGTGTTCGACCGGCCTGGTCTGCCCAGGCCGGTGCACGCGTGATTGGGCTTGGTCGTAATCGCCCAATGAAAAACTGAGTGAGTAAAATATGTCGTAGCGGGCGCGGGTCAGATCCACACCCACGCCGCCTGCTTGAATCTGGACCGCCAGAACTTGGGCCTCGCTGTCTTGCCACCGTTTCACTTCGTCCCGGCGCCCGGACAGTTCGAGGCTGGTATAGCCATGCGATGCGCACGCCTCGTGCACCGCGTCCAGGTCCTGGTGGAACCGGCAAAAGACCACGACGGGTTCTTCGCCCCCGATATCCTCAAGCGTGTCCGCTAGGAGCTTCTTCTTCGCGTCATCCACGCGATGCTCCTCGCCATCGTCGGTCTTCACGATGCCATTGGCGACCTGCTGCAGCCGCAGCAATTTGACAAGGGCGTTCGCCGCCGTGACGGTGTTGTCACGAACCTGGGCTACGAAATCCTCTTCCAGGTCCTTGTAGATCCGGCGTCCCTCGCCGGCCAGGTCGCAGTGGTAGGTGACGTGTGTTTCAGGCGGCAGATCAAGAACGTCTTTTCCGACCCGGAACGTGATGCGGCCCATTAATCGCTCCAGTTGATCGAGGTTCTGGAAACCTGTGATCTGCTTCTGCTGGAAGCCCCCCATCACCGCGTAATTCTGGCGGAACGCCGTGAACGAAGGCCCAAAGATGGTGATGTCCAGGAAACGGAACACGGCGTAAACGTCCATCGGGCCGTGCGGCATGGGTGTCCCGGTCAGCGCGATGCGGTGGCGGGACCGGAGGCGCAGCCGCTTGAAGAACATGCTGGCCTTGCCGCCCGGCGCTTTGATCCTGTGCGCTTCATCGGCGATTACGATGTCCCATTGCTGCTTCTCTGCCCACGCCGCGAACGGGTCGCGCCATGCGCTGTCGAAATTGATAACGGCTACGAAGGGGACGCCGCGGGACTGCGCGAGGCGCATCTTTTCCTCGGCCAACTCCATTTTTTGGGCGACGCCGCCGGCCTCCGCGTCGAGCGCGGCGATCACGACCGGGACTCCGACGTGCCGCTCGAACTGCGCGATCCACACCGGCACCACGCGCAGCGGGCACGCGATAAGGATGCGGCGCGCGGCGAGCGCGAGGATGAGCATGCACGCGACAAGGCTCTTGCCAGTGCCCATACCCATGGCCAGCAGGATGCCGTGAAGCCCGGAGGCGAAGTGATCGAAGCAGAATTTGTAAGCCGCTTGCTGGTGCCGCCACGGGCGAGTCAGCAAGCCCGGCGGCAGAGCGATCTCTGTTTCCACCACCGGCGTACATGCTGTTACAGCACCCGCGCCGGCGGGAGTTGACTCTGTCTTGATGGCCGGTGCGCCGACAGGAAACGCCGCGTCGAACTGCTCGCTGGCAAGCAATGGCCGGATCTTGGAGCGGATGATTTTCGCGGTATTTTCGGTGCCCGGGTACGACCATGCCTTGCGCGTCCCGTCCCAGGAGCCTCCGGGGATCTGCCGGCACGCCAGTACGTCAGCGAAGGAGGCGCGCAAGATAATGCGGCCGGATTGGAGATCTGCGGACGTTGACGCCTGCATCGTCTACCTCATCTCCTGTTGCCCGCCGCGCAAAGACGCCACGCTTGGCTTGGTGATCCGATCATGCTCGTCCGACAGGTCTCCAAAATGTGGGTTGACGATGATCGAGCGGATACGCCCAGCCTCGGTCTCAAGGGCCGTCCTGATTCGCTGGCACTCCTGCGGGCTGAGCGAACCCCCGCCCAGTTCGAACGTGCAGATCTTGAACCTGCTGACGCCGGAAATGCGAGCCAGCTTGCTTTGCGAGATACCGAGCGATTCTCGGCTGGATCGAAGGTTGATCATCTTCCGCTATTGTTGCGGCGGCAGACTTCATTTGTCGTCTCGCGGAAAGTCTCGGGAGTCTCGCGGGAAAGTCGGGAAACTACTCGGGAAGGTCTGTCGGTTTCAATCCCAACACTTCAGCCATAGCCTTACGGTTCTCGTCGGTGAGTGTTCGCCTGCCATCGAGATATTCGTAGACGCTATTCTTACCGACCCCTGCCTCTGTAGCCCACCTTCCACGCTTCCATCGCTTCGATGCAAGAATCGGCATCACTACGGCTTGGCGAGCCCCGGCTCTAGTTGGCGATTCCATCGGGATTGGATCGCTCGACGAAGACGTTCGGTAAGGGTCGCTCTTGGCGGCAATGCCACTAATATCGGGTCCCTGGCCAGTGTCTGCTTCCGATGTTGCGCTTAGAGGCACCAGGCAACCGTCGCCTTCGCATTCAGCCGCTAGCCGTTTTTCATGCGCGCACCAAGCCTCCAGAATCAGATCATCACAAGGCTCCCTGAGCAGTTCCCGCACGCGGATACAGACACCGCGTTCGGCATCGGAGTACACGCCCTCGGGCGAAGCTTCAAGGTGAAATCCGCGGGTCAAGGACTTCCAGCGATCACGCGCCTCGTCAGCGACGATCTCTACTAGGCCGTGGATCTCGATTTCAAACTGATTGGGGCTTGGCGTTGCGGAAAGACGCTCGCGACCCTCCGTCTTCCCCAACTCGGCCGACATCGCGACCAGTTGTGTCTGCAGCTCGAACTGCTGCTGCGCGGTCAACGAGGGTGGTCGAGAACCGGCCTTTTCCCTGCGCCAGTTCACAAATGCACTCCGAATCTTCACTTCGTGCCGGGCTCTCACCCGCTCGATCCGCGTCTCCGATTCCTTCGGAAGAGGTCCCAGGTCGGCGCGAGTCATTTCTCACCTTCCAGTCCCACCGACTCTTCACGAACCGGGCGACGAAAGTACTGGCCATTTTCTTGCCACGCGGCGTCCCCGCCCAAACCCGCAGAGTTCGTGAGATAATTATTTCTGTGCCTAGGCGCCCAAGCATGGTTCGCGCGGAATCCAGTGATTCCATGCGGACTCCGGCGACGGTGGTCGAGTTTCCATCTCCGGTGAAGATCAAAAATCCGGCTGCGGTGGCGCTGGGCAAGGTGGGTGGATCGAAGGGCGGCAAGATCAGAGCTGCTAAGCTGTCGCCTGAGGCCAGAAAGGCAATAGCCCAGCAAGCTGCGAAAGCCCGCTGGGCGAAAGGAAAGGCCGAATGAGGCCGATGTAATCAATGGTGCGGGTGGTGGGACTCGAACCCACAAATCCCTGCTAGGAGATGGCGGTTCTAAAGACCGCTGTGTTTGACGTTTCACCACACCCGCTATTGAGCCCAGAAGCAGGGAGCCGAAAGGCTCCCGCGCTCCTGGGGGCCGTCGATTTCGGACTTACAGGCCCGTCTCGAATTTCTTCATTTCCCGGAACCTTTCTGAACCTTGATTTCGATGGAATCTTCGGTCGTATCCGGATAGATCAAATCGAAGTTCTGGGATGCCGCACGCAGCCACTTAGCCCGTTTCTCGATAGGCCATTCCGCTGTAGGATCGGGGAGGGTTTTTATCAGACCTTCGATAAGAGGATGCAGCAACCCAAAGCCAGAACCACCGCCGTCTCCGCTACTGTCACCTTTGGGCTTGTCTGCTGCCGGCTTCTCTGTTTCTGCCGGAGGCCGTTGCGCGTCTCCGCCATTACCGGGGGCGCTCCCTTTTATCGTCGGATATACGAGACGGCCGGTGCCGAAAGCGAAGAACCCGGCCTGGGTTGCGGCACGTTGAAAGACCTGCCGGGCATTGCCTCTCTGTTTGGTGGCCACGCCCATATCGCCGATGGCGGCTTCGAGGCCGCTCATCGGGGGTAGGTTTTTCCCTTTGAACTCCTCATAAATTTTGGCGTACAGGGGTACGGTTAAAAACGAATCAACTTTCGCCGCTGATTCTTGTAGAGGGTCACAGATGCGCATCCCAAGTTCGGTGAGTGTGATAGTCCCCTGCGCGTGTGTAACCAGGCCAAAAATCCTCGCCGTATTCAACCTGAGCCGGAACATGCTGGCATTTGTCGCTAACGCTAGCTGGGCGGCAAGTTGGTCAACTTTGCAACGTGGGCCACCAGCATTGTGGACCGCCTTTGCTATTTGGATCGCATCGTCTAGCGGCAGGTAGGGAAACACAATCGTTGAACGTCCGCGCTCCCCCTTTTCCTGGCTTTCGGATTCGACCGCCTCCTGAACCTCTTGAATAGTTTCTTCTGACGGCATAAATGAGCCCTCCTACAATTCCTACAATACAGCATCGATGAATGAGCGTCAAGTGGCAACCTCTATTTATAGCCACAAGTGCCATTTTTTAATTGGCTGCCTGCCCGCCTAAGCATATCAGAAGCCTATTATGTAAATGGCCGACTCCAGAACACCGGTCATGGCTACGTCTTGCTCAGCCTGTGGAAACTCCTACGCCAGCGGTTCGGAAAGCGTCGTTAACAGCAGGCACTATCGGCAGTTGCGCTGCTTCCGAATTTCCAGCGCTGGAGTGTGACTCAGTGTACGTCGTGTGGCATTTGGAGAGCAACGGAAGCGACACAGGCTTTGCTCAGTGCGGCAAGACCTAAACCGAAGACCTGGAAGGCATGACAATCCTGCCATCCGCGAGCAGGCCCGAGATTCTGTCCATGGGAGCCACGGTATCGATTGGGACGCATCTCCCGTATATAGGAACCCACATTTGTCTCCCCAACGGCGGCATTTGGGAAGCGTTCTAGACCGCGCGCGCACGCGTGGCAAGCGTGGAGCCAAACTCACATGGTAGCCATCGTCTTCTCGCTATCTCGTTATTTTCTCAACACTTGGTATGCATGGTAGCCGTTGGTAGCCATTTTGCTCATGTTCTCCGTTGGGGAGACAAATTTCCTTGCCCTATATAGAGGACCGTCCCCACCATCGGGCGCGATTCGAGGCCGCTGGTAGCCATGGTATGCATGGTAGCCATCGCGCGCTGTTTTGACGCTCCTCGCTGCTCTCAAACAACAGATAACAAAGGCGATGCGCGAAAATAATCATTGATTATCCGTTCTGTTTCTGAGAGAATCACGCTAGACGCTCAGATTGTGTGGCTTCTGTGCGGACAGAGCGCCGGGACGCTCGTGAATCTCCTTCCCGCAGCTTCACCTTCCTACTCCAGGTGTGTCCACAAATCATGAATGCGTCGATTCCCGTCTACAACGCCGATGGTAGTCTGTATGCCTTAGCCTCCGAGCGGCGGCTGGCGCGGCTGCAATCGGCGGGACTGGTGGCGCGCCTGGTACGCCACCGCAAGGGCCACATCAACCGGGCGATTCTGTTTCTCCGGCCGGGCGAGCCAAAACCAATGTCGGCAATCTCCGTCTTGGGTACCATGTACAGCTTCAAAGAGCCTCTGGAGCACGGGCGGGCCTGGGATCTGAAACATCTTGGCGGCAACCGCGATGGCAAGACCTATGCGCCACCGGAGACGCGCCCTGCCTTTCTCCAGGTGGTGGCTGACTGCTTGGTGACGTGAAAAGCCAGCGGCGCAACGTCGGCGGGCGGTACATCGCCCGCGCTCGCGGTGCGTTCGTTCGAAACGCCAGCCAGAAGCCCGTTAAAGCCATAGGTACTTCCGGGCGCGCGGCGGCGGCGCGTTGAAGAGTAGCGCAGTTTCGCTAGCGACAGGCGCAAAAAGGGGCGGTCAGGTGGTCAGCGGTCAGTGGCGGCCAGGGCGCGCCCGAGGCGGCAGGTGGACCAACCAGCCAACCCGGAGCCAGACGGCGCGACACGGGGCACCGGGGCGCGAAAGGGTGGCCGATTCCAGCGCAAGCCAGGGCGAATGTCCAACGTTGGACTTCCTGGCCATTGACACGCCTCTTCTGTAGTTGTTCGTAAACCAATGGCGACACTTCCGGCGACAATAACGCCCGCGATGGCACGGCGCATCGAAATCTGGCCGACCGACCGGCTGGTGCCGTACGCCAGGAACGCGCGCACGCACTCTGCCGAGCAGATCGCGCAGATCGCGGCGTCCATCCTGGAGTTCGGCTTCACCAATCCGATCCTGGTTGACTCGATGGATGGGATCATTGCCGGCCACGGTCGTCTGCTGGCTGCTCGCAAATTGGGCCTCGCGGAGGTTCCGGTGGTGGTGCTGGACCACCTCTCGGAAACGCAGCGGCGGGCATATATCCTCGCGGACAACAAGCTCGCGATGAATGCCGGGTGGGACGAGAAAATGCTCGCCAGCGAACTGCGCGAACTCGAAACAGACGGCGTGGACCTCGCGCTCATTGGCTTCAGCGACGAGGAACTGGAGGCGCTGCTCGAAGACGGCGACGCACCGCCGGAGGATGTGACCGACGAGGTTCCCGAACCGCCAGCCCAGCCGGTAACCCGGCCCGGCGACGTGTGGTTGATCGGAGCCCACCGCTTGGTCTGCGGCGACTGCCGCGACGGGGGAACGATTCGCGTTCTGTTCAGCGATGCGCTGGCCAATGTGGTCGTGACCTCGCCACCCTACGCAACGCAGCGCGAGTACGACGCCACCAGCGGCTTCAAGCCGGTTCGTCCGGATGAGTACGTCGAGTGGTTCGGCGCGGTCGCGGCTGGAGTCGAGTCGATTCTGGCGCCCGATGGCTCCTACTTCCTCAACATCAAGGAGCACGCCGACGAAGGGGAGCGCGATCTGTACGTGATGGACCTCGTCATCGCGCACCGGCGGCAGTGGGGCTGGCGCTTCGTGGACACGTTCTGCTGGCGCAAGACCGACAACGGCGTGCCGGGCGGCTGGGGAAACCGATTCAAGAACGCATGGGAACCGGTATTTCACTTCTGCCGCCAGCAGCAGATCAAGTTTCGGCCGCAGGCCGTGAGCCACGAGTCGGAGGACTGCTTCGACTACTCTCCGAACAATCCGAAATCAAACTCCGGGAGCGGCCTCCTGGGGACCGGCGCGCGGGGCGCGGCTGCGGACGGGGGGAAGAACCAGAGTGCGTGGCAGCGCAGCAGGAACAGTCTGTCCGACGATTCGGATGGCCGGCACACCGGACTGGCGCGCCCGAGCAACGTGGTGGAAGTGAAATCGGAATCCTCGCAAGGCTCGCACTCCGCTCCGTTCCCGCGCGCGCTGGTGGAGTTCTTCTTGCTGGCGTACTCCGATGCCGGCGATGTGGTCTTCGACCCGTTCATGGGGAGCGGAACGACGATGGCCGCGGCGGCGTTGCTCGACAGGACCGGTTACGGCTGCGAGATCAGCCCGGCCTACTGCGACGTGATCGTCCGCCGGATCATGAACCTGACCGGCGAGACACCGATCCTCGCAGCCACCGGAGAAACGTTCGCCGCCGTCGCGGCGTCTCGCGGCGTCCCGGCAGACGAGGCACTGAATCCGAAGCAAAACGACGCGCGGCGCATCCAGCACCACGGACCCAATCCGCACTACGGGCCGAAGAGGAAGGCCCAGGCATGACGGCGAAATCGCGCACTACGAATCGGGAAGTCGCCGGCATGGGTGCAGCGTCTCCGCGCTTCCGCGACCTCGCCGTACAGATTTGGCCCATCGACAAGTTGATCCCGTACGCCAGGAACGCCCGGACGCATACGGACGAACAGGTGGCTCAGGTTGCTGCCAGCATCATCGAATTCGGGTGGACGAACCCGATCCTTGTCGGTGCCGACTGCGTAGTGATCGCTGGGCACGCGCGGCTGGCGGCTGCTCGACGCCTGCGCATGGACGAGGTGCCGGTCATTGTATTGGATCACCTCTCGGAAACACAGAGGCGCGCGCTCATTCTCGCGGACAACCGCCTGGCCATGAGCGCGGGATGGGATGAGGAGATGCTTCGCGTCGAACTCGAATCGCTGAAGGAGGACGCGTTCAATCTCGATCTGGTCGGCTTCACGGACGAGGAAGTGGAGGAGTTGCTCCGCGAACCGGAGACCACGCAGGACGGGCTGACCGATCCGGACGCGGTTCCGGCTGAGCAGGAGGCCATCGTCACGGTGCGCGGCGACGTGTGGGTCCTCGACCAGCACCGGTTGCTCTGTGGGGACGCTACGCAGATGGCCGACATCGAGAAGGTCCTGGCCGGCGGCTTGGCCGACATGGTTTTCACCGATCCGCCGTACAACGTCGCGTATGAAGGCAAGACGGCGAAAAAGCTCACCATCGACAACGATGCTCTCGGCGGCAAGTTCTATGAGTTCCTGCGGGACGCCTCGGCCAACATGCTCGCGA